ATTTGGGCTGAAAGGCCTGGATACCCAGACGGTGCAACGTCGGGGCACGGTTCATCAGCACCGGATGCCCCTTGATGACGTTCTCCAGAATACCCCAGATAACGGGGTCTTTCCGGTCGATGATCTTCTTGGCCGATTTCACCGTCTTGACGATACCGCGCTCGATGAGTTTGCGGATTACGAACGGCTTGTAGAGTTCGGCCGCCATATCCTTCGGAATACCCATCTCGTGCATCTTCAGTTCAGGACCGACGACGATGACCGAACGGGCCGAATAATCGACACGCTTACCCAACAGGTTCTGACGGAAGCG